ATATCCAAGAAGGACCTTTCCTTCTTTCAGAACACAAAGAACAAGATAAAAAATGCCACTGTATCAGGTATACAAACTGTGACAGATGACCTCAAGAAGCAACAAGAAGCTTTGAAGGAGTTCAGGACAACCTTGCAGAAAAAGGCAGTTGCCATGGCTCAGCAGGTAAATAACCCAAGTATAATACCTCCCACAGTGTCAAACAAACCTAATATACGCACTATATGGGATGCGGCAGTTCAACTGGTTGTGACAGCACCATCTGGACAGGCTGCTATAAAACAACTTGCAGAGCTATACACCGTGACACAAAAGGATTCGGATGACCTACTGACAGCTGCAAAAGAATATAAGAACCCGACAAAATGCGAAACAATTTCACGCATAAACATCGATGGAAAATGGGCATGTCCAGATGGGTTCAAAGACACTGGAAGAAATTGGGGAGATGTCGATGGAGAAATACAATGTACAAGGGGGCCCTGCGCTGCTCTCAAACAAAATGCGTGCGGGTATACAAGGCGTGTTTCTAAAAATGGTAAGTACGAATGCCCCCTTGGTTATACAGACACTGGGAGGGGGCAGGCAAGTGATTTCCAATGTAAGATAGGACCTTGTGGAACGACACCAGCTGACCCACCTCCCCCAGCGCCTAAACCGGCACCAGCGCCTCCCCTTGGACCCTGCCAGTACACTAAGCGCGTGGCAACTCCTTCTGGTTGGAAGTGTCCTGATGGTTTCATAGACACCGGGTTGGACTGGGGCGATGTTGACGGCGGGACAAAACAATGCCGCACCCCCAGATGCCCCAACCCCGAGAAGAGACCCGCGCCTCCACCAGAGCCCGCTCCCGCGCCAAGTCCAGCGCCAGCTCCTTCATCAGATTATCAGTTGGGCGAGAACATCGGATACTATGTCCAGACCTATTATTCTACCAATGATAATACACCTCCAAACAGTAATTTATCATCACAAGGAAAGGAACTTGTACCATTTGTGTCAGTGGCATTGCCATCAAGATTTATCAAAAATGGTTCTGTAAAATATGGAGACATTCTCTTAGTTGATTTCATGAAGGGACGGACCATGCCAAATGGTCAAAAGCACAATGGACTCGTAAGAGTAGACGATTTTTGTGGCGATGGTGGTGATGATAATTATTGCTACCAGACTTACAAGGGGCAGAGGTATCCCAATATCGACATGTTCATTGGAGACTGGAGCCAGTCAGGGCATAATGATAGTTGTAATGGTCCAGCGGGGTCGGGGCAAGAACTCACACAAGTCAACAGAACATCCGGAGGACGGGTTGGAGATTGGGGAGGTCGCTCTAGAACAAGTGGGAAATGTGGAGATGTTGAAGATGCAAAGAGGCAGAAAAATGGAAGGTGTTGGCACTATACACCGAAATTTGAATCTTGGTGGAACGAAACTTGTTCAAAGGTACAGAGAGCATGACTTACATCATAATGACACGGAAATTTTCCTCTGGTGAACTATCGGGCGTGGTACTACTTATATTACCAGGGTTTTGTTCCGGTGAGCTGTCGGGGGTGGTTTCATTTGACATGTTGAGGACGGTTGTGGGAGACTCCCCAAAGGTGTGCGCCTTCCTAGCAAGACCAACTGTCTCGAAGAACCTGTCGCTCGCATCTGCTACGAGTTTGGAAGGGACTTGGAATCTTGTATTTTTAGCAAGTTTCTTGTTTTTAGACCCAAACATACCAAGTAACTTGCGGTTCTTGCGCATCCAATCTTCTGGAGTACCACCAAAGTCCTTTGCACACTTGAAGGCAAAGTCTTCGAAGGTATTGTTATCACGTGTCAGACGAACAAATGGATAGCTGATGATGGTTTCGAGTTTTGCAATGCTTATGTCCTGCCGCAGCATTTAATAACATTAATAGAAAAAAAATATTTAAATTAAAAATTTGTCAATACATATAAAAATCTCAGTCGCCTCATATGATGCATGAGATTATTACATAATTTGCGTGATTTACATGCTCCGTTTTGGTCAAACCAAATAATGGCTTTATTTAAAGTACTCGCTTCGCTATACGGTTGACTTTATTTCATTGTCAACGTTCTCGGCAACGTCCGTGTAGAATTGCTTTGACTCCTCGGGAAGTTTATACATCTTGTGATCTCCGGTCGCACACATCTTGATGATTTTTGCTGCAGGAATAGGGGCATCTTTTTTCTTGCCAGTTTCGTATATTGGAGCGGACAAGTCCTTCATGCTTCGCTGGACTTCCCGAGGCATGTATGGGATGTGGTAGTCATCGTCGTACACGTCAGCGTTCTTGGCAAGGTATTCGTTTCTGTATTTCTTGAGGTCCTTGGCGACTTCCTTGCCAGTGATGGGGTCCTTGTGGCGCACGAGGTTCTTGTCAGCGTCAAACTGAATGACTTTCTGCTCGGCCTTCGTGCCGCGAGTATATTTGAACAATATTGCCGGAATCTGTTGGGGGTCCGCACCGCGTATTTCGTCAATACACTCCCGGTTCTTGACCGCGTCGTAAATGGACAGCACCACAGACTTGTCGGGAACCGTCAAGTTAATAGTGATGTTCTGTGTGCCAACAACGGTGTTATGGTCGCCAGGAACTGTGATATTTGTTGGTGACACATTGCCAATAGATGCCAGATAGTCTTCCTTCAAGACAAACTCTACATCTCTCTTTTCCATATTGCGTTCCTTACACTTGATTGTTTTAGAGTGTTTACATGCCTGATTAGGGCTTGTTGTCTTATAACCACACTCGCATGTGTATAAAGTTCCCTTGATGAAATCAGCCATTACTCTGTAATAGATTTTAAAAATAAGAAATGAACGTAGGGATACCCCGATACCCGGGTATCCCTTTATTTTTTTTTTTTTTTTTTGAAATTAGTTTTAAACTGAAATGTTTACATGATTTCAAATCACATGTACTTTAATTCAATGTGAGAAGGTACTTTGTCTGATCCAGTTCGGCAAGCATCTCATCACGGATGTTCATCAATTCAGAGTTTTTGGAAATGAGCTTTCCCATAGGGCCTCTGAAGTATTCGTCTGCCGCATTTATCAACTTCAAGAACTTTGCCTTGTTCATGTTCTCCACTGGAATGTTAGAACCTGAACGAAGTACGGGGCGGCCAAAGAGCCCAAAATACTTCTCCAGGAAACTGTCCACGAGGTCTGCCAGCTTTCCGAGGAGTTTGTCCGTTGCCTTGTGATTTGCATAACTTGTTGTCTGCCAGTGAAACATCTTGGTGCCTAGCTGAAGTTCGAACAAAAATAAGACCATTTGTCCCTTTGCAGAATTGTTAGAATTTGAGTTGTTCATTGTATACACTATAATAACGTTTAAATTACATTGAGAATGCGTATATTGGTTCTCAAAAACGTCGATATATATGTACAATTAAAATGGCATGACTATGGTTTCCTCAGAACAAATACCCCAGACCCGTTCCACCAACCATGCCCACCCCCTGGAACCGAGTGGCCCATTTCGTATTCCACAATGAGGCCAAGCTCTTTTATTGCTGTATATGTCCCAGTTTTGCTATCCTGCCAATCCCAGTCATCAACAACAAAAATGAAAACATCATCCATGACATCAATAAAATGCGTCAAGGCCTTTGCTTGAGACTCGGCTGAGTGGTGACCATCGTAGAGATATACATTGAACTTGCAGCCAGAAAGGTCTGTTTCAAAGGCATTCTTTTCAATTACTTCCAAACGGTTAACACCCTGGAATTTCTCAATATTGTTTAGGAAATCTTCCTTTGGTCCTCCAAATTCGCTCCAGTTATCGATGCACGTGACGTCAGCATTGTTACCTACCATGGCAGAACATGTAGAGCTTCCTTTCCACGTGCCAACTTCGAGATACCGCACGCCTTCCATGTTCAGCAAATTGTTGTAAAAGTGACGGGTCATTGCACCAGACATGCCATCCAAAGCAAGGACATCTGGGGTGCATTTGGAGATACCATCTTGAGCATCTCCAGCCGCTTTCTTGACGTGTTCAATGTATAGTTCCGCGCTCATAGTTGGCATATGAATCTTTACATATATTTTTTCCTTAAGTTTAACGTACAATGTGTTTGATTACAAGGCAAGAAGCATGCACATAGGTAAACTGTCACGCAAGAAAATGTTTGCCAGACCGTATGCGACCAAAACAACTCCGACGGAAAATATGGCAATTGACACGTATTTATACACATCTTCTTTGGTAACGTCATAAAGGTCCATTGTGCGCTTTCCAACCATGTTGACAAAAATGCCAATAACAATAGACAATATCCCATAATTCACAAGTCTGCTCGAACAAAGAGTCTTCTCCATGTACTATATATGATATAATTTTGTTATACATTGCAAAAAAATGTCAATAATTGGAAACTCAGTTTCGTCGATATACACGCATATCGACAAAACTGATATTATAAGGAACTCATACATTGTGATATCAGGATGTCAGACAATATTAAGACGCTAGAATACTATTTTGACAATAATGAAGACCCAATAAAATTCAGTAAGTACACAATTGATGAACTTGGTATCATCAAGCACAAAGAGTCAGAAAAGACACCAAGCTATGGCAATGAAGAATACAATAGATGTGCTGTGTGTGACGATAATGGGAAACGACGCATGATAAGAATAGCTCGCGCGGTAGCATCAACGTTTCTTGGGAAGCCGCCGACGTCCGAGCACACTGCAGACCACATTGAGAGCAAACAAAAGAAGAACGACACGCTGACGAACATCCGATGGCTGTGCAAAAAGGGACAGATCAATAACCAGAAACGTCCAGAGACATACAAGGCTGCTTTCATCGTCGTCAAGGATGGTGATGAGAAGACTGTGAAAGAGTGGACCGAATGTATGAATGCCAAGAAGACTTCAGACCGCGAGTTTACCAATGGGATGATATCATATTATGCTCAAAGGAAGACTCACGGATTCGCATACAAGGAATACCCAGATCTCGAGGGTGAGAAGTGGGAAGAGATTGAGGGTTCCAAAACCAAACGAGGAGACTATTGGAAGATCTCGAACATGAATCGTGTGAAGTATATTACGAATCATGCAGAAAATGTTCTGTCGGGTGATCGCTTGGGGCGCATTAATGGGTATCCTATCGTCACCATCAATGGAAAGCAGTGGTTGTGTCACGTCCTCGCGTTTGCGGCATTTCATCCTGAGTTGTGGGAAGTGAGGGAGCTGGGAGAGATGGTCCTCCACAAAGACGATGACAGGGAGGACTTTCGGCCTCACAAGCTTCGTCTTGGCACCGCTTCTGACAACGCAAATGACTCTCACGATAATGGCAAGCGCGATGGCACGAATACAATGCGGATGAAGTGCGCATCGTACATTGATGGTGAGCATGAGTCAGATCATCTCAGTCTGACGACCGCCGCCAAGTATCTGAAATCCAAAGGATATCCAAAGGCATCTGATGGTGGTATTAGTTTGGCACTTTCCGGAGTTCGCAAGTCAGCATATGGACGCACATGGAAGAAGATCGAGTGAAAAGTAATATATATATGATATAATAAATGTCTTGCGATATTAATGAGATTTTAGATCCGCAAACCCAGAAGAACATTGACGCGGGGGTGGAAAACATGAGTGTAAAAATCAAACAAACAATCGCTCAAGGCGAATCATTCGAATGTCAGGCAACCCAGATAGACAGAACCATCTCATTAATCAACATCGCTATTCAGTATATCATTCTGGCTTTTGTCATCCTTGCCCTTGTTAGCAAAGAGCATTCCGGTCTCATTGTCAATGTAATACAGTGGACCACTTTTATTTCTCTCGGTCTCCTTGCAGTGCAATATAGAAATGTAATTGTCGCTGCAGGAAACCTTGTTGGTGCTCTTGACGTGAGTACCAAGGTCATCATATTCTTGTCTATAGCTGCAGCACTAGGTTCGTCGTATATAAAGAAAGGACAGGCGGGGATGAAATTAACAATAGCCATAGCTCTAATTTTATTCATACGACTTTCTCTCCAGATGAGAGACTTCGTAACTAACAAGAAGTCCCGCGTTTCTGCTTTCTTGATATTTTTGAAAAATCTTCTTACACCACAAAGAATAAAGACAATATACAACTCATTTTAAGAGTTTAAAAAAATATTATTGTTATAAACCAAATGTACACTGTATATTCAAAAGACGGTTGCAGGTATTGTAAGTATGCTCTGGAACTGCTTCATAATAGAAATGAGAATGTCATTATTATGAAGTGTGAGAACATTGCCGAGATGAAAGATCACCTAAAGGGCGTCGTCGACACTGGCTCTATTAAGACATTTCCCCAGATTTTCCGCGACAAGGTTTTGATTGGAGGTTTTACAGAGCTTGATAAATTGCTGACAGACGAGGACAACATCTTCAGCATCGATGGAGATTTCTGAATTATACCATC